AAATTCTATTTCAACTTGTTCTTGTGACATTAAAGAAATATGTTCAAAACAATTTTTCTCTAACGATGCCATAATTACAGGTGCATTTCTTGCCATATTAGTTGCCATAAAATTTAAATGTGCAGTTATATGAGCTCTATGGTCTTGTCCTGGAAATGCTTGGAATGGTTTCCCTGCGAGAGAATCAATATGTTCTAACGCAGGGTCCTTTGGTGTGGGTTGTTCTGGTTTTAATAAAATTCTATCAATGTCTTTTATTCCTAATGCAGCATACATAGTTCTATAAACTTGATACATGTCATGTATTTGTGGATTAGACATTGCAAGTTGTAATTCAGTTTGTGCTAAATTAATTCTTTGTGTTTGTGAAAATATATTTGGATCAGCAACTGGAATGATATCCACTTTATCATCAAAATCTGCTTGTTTAATTTGTCTTTGTCCTCCTACAACATCATAAGGATATTCTGGTGGTAAATATAATTTAAATACATTTGCAAGTAATTTAAATTCTTCTTTCATAGACGCATACACTCTTTTATGAATTGCAGACATCACACGTGAACCTCTTTCCAAGAGAGCGACAGTTGTGCCTACTGCTGCTTGTTGATTTCCATCTCCTACTTGCATATCAGCAATAGATGCAAATCGTTGTCCTGCTTGAACAACAACTCCCATTAATGCTAACAAAGTTTGTGAAGGTTCTTTATAGGGTAAAGTCATAAATGCATCTCTTAAATTTCCACCAGGTGCATCTACATCTCTAAATTCTCCCGGTTGAATAGATTGTGCATCATCTCTAATTCTAATTCCTCTTTGTTTAAATCCTGCTGGTAAATTAGATAAAGTTCCTGCATCTAACAATTGTCTTAATGCTTGTGTCGCGGTTCTAGATAAACCACCAATCATCTGAATTAAACCATTACCATAGAAACCAAATCCCGGTAAAAATTTAAAATGTACAAAATAATTAATTTTTCTTTTTAATGGATCTGCTTGATTATAATTACGTCTAATAGATAAAACTTCTCTAGATGCTTCTTCAATCGTTACAATGTACGGAAGTTTAATTCCTGTAGGCTCACCATCTTTAGGATTTAAATCTTCAAATCCTTCTAAATCTAAATTAACATGACATTCTAATAATGTAAAAATACCTTCAGTCTGACCACTCATAGTCACACCTTCTAATTGTTTTTCTTTTGATCTAATATTATCATCTTGTGTTAATTCATCAGATGCAATTAATTCTATGTCTCTATAAAAACCTGAAACTTGTTGTTTTCTTAATTCGTTTTCAGACATTCTAATAACATGCACGACTGCATCTGCATCATCTAAAGATGCTGCTGAATAAGGTACAATAATATCTTGAGCTTGAATAAATTTAGAAACAGCTCTTCCTAATAATTCATCATAATAAACTTTTTTAAATGTTGATCCTGATAAAGGTAAATAGAATAACATCTGATCAAACTCTGGTTCATATTCTTTCATAACATCTGTAATTTGATAATTCATAAACTCGGCAACTCGATCTGCTTGATTTTGAATTTCTGGTGTGTCTAATCCAATTACCTGCGTTCGCACGGGCCCGCCCGCGGGAAGCAATTCTTTATAAGCTAATGCTTGAAATTGAGTTACCGCTTCTGCAAGAACAGGATGCGTGGCGCTCGATGCTCCTTGAAAAGGTTCTGTTCTTTGTTCGTACTTAAATCCTAATAGATCTAAACCTTGTGTGTAGGCTTTTTCCCAATCTGCTCTTGAATCTTTATAAGACTGAATATCTTGATATAGTTCTGAACCAAGCATGTTAAGAACATCTTCATCAACTACTTCAGCAAGATTTGATCCAAACTCAACACCTGCTGATAAATTTTTAGTTGGATCAAAATTTATATCAACACTACCATCTTCGTTTTCTGTAACCTCAGTTGGACCCGCAGGAGTTTCCTCTACAGACTGTGCAATCTGTTCTACTTCTAGTTCTCCGGGTGTAAGTTTATCTACTACGTTTGGTAACGACTTGTCGATTTCTGCCATTTAATTTTTTCTCCGATCTAATGGTTGTAACAGTATTATAACGTATATTCAAGCCTTGTGGGTTAGGGCCTCGTAATGGTGGTATAGTTGTTGTTAGTTTTTTAATCATTCAATAATCCCTTCATCTTTTAATCTATCTATTTCCATTAATGCTCTTATTTCATTATCCTCAAATTCTTCTGCTCCTTTTGTAGATCTACGAGTTTTTGCTTTTGTTGCATATTTTTCAACTTCACCTGATCCACCTAAAACTTCATCTATATCCTTAACATATATTTGTTCAAAATCAGGAGCACTATCATATCCAAAACTTGATTCTGGTCTAGCATCCGCAACAGCGAATTGTCCCTCTTTACTTTTTTTTCCTGGAGCTACATATTGTACTTCTACTGGTTGACCATAATAATTATTAAAATAAACATTCATTTCTTGTCCTTCATATTCTACAGCTTTTACATCTGGTAAATTTTTATCAATGTATTCATATCCAATAATTTCATCTGTGTTTTTAACTTGATAATATTGTGGTATACCTTTTTGTTTAAGCTCATCTATATAATCTTGAGTTCTAGTTTGATATCGATCATAAATTTTTTCAGTGCCTTTTTCTTTTAATTTTAAATACTCTTCTTTTGTAAGTGGAACTTCTTTTGTTACATATATAGGTTTTTGAGTACCTTCTTTTCTAAGTCTATTTACAAGAGATGGAAACCATTCTGGAAATTTAGTTTCAGTTACGCCAAGTGGTTTTACAATTCTTACAAGTGGAGCTTTTTTAGCAGCAGTTTTAGCAATATTATCAAACATTCCTAACTTCTTTGCTGTTGGATATAGTGCAGCTCCAGCTCCCATTACAACCCCTGTTTTTAAAATATCTCTTCTTGTTGGATCTATTGTTTCATCTGCTGCAGTTGTAGGTGGTTTTGGTTTTGTACTTTTAAGTGCAGCTTTACCAATTCCATAAAGTAAAAATGGATCAGCGACCGAACCTGCAATTTCAGCAACATCTCCTGCAAGTAAAGTTCCTGTTGTTGGATTTTTAGGAATATTTTTCTCTATGTATTTATTTATACCTAATTTTTCTCCTAAAACAGGTTCATAAAATTCAAAATTTTTCCCTGTTTGACTAAACAAAGTTTGTAGAGGTTGACCAACTAAAAATTCAGTTCCTTCTACAGCTCCTTTTGCACCTTTACTTAAAAAATATTTTGGGTTTGTTAAAAGCTGTTTTCCAGTTTCTGCAAAATAAGCCGCTTCAGATGGAAAGTCTTCTTTGTATCTTACACCTTTTGCTTTTTGAGCTGCTTTTTCTTCTTGTCTTGCTCTTTCTTTTGCAGCTTGTTCTTTTTTTGTTAAATCTAATACTGCTAACAAAGCCATAACTTTAGTAGGATCTTTCTCTGCTATTAATTGATCTTCTAAAATTCTAATTGGATCTGCTTCTGGTAATGTAGGTATTTCTTGAAAATAACCATCATCGGAACCATTTGCTAGTTTAACTCGTCCACCAACTGCATATTCTGGTTTTTTAACTTTTAATAATTCTTTCATTACATTTGTTATTTCAGACGGTTCTATTCTAGATTGTGCTTCTAATACTGCTTTTCTATTTTTTTCATATAGTTCATGATCTTGTAACATTTTAATTTCTTTTTTTGTTAATGAACTTTCTTTCTTTTTAATTTTATTAACTTGTTTTTCTATTTCTGCAATTTCTTTTATTGTTTTACCTTTGTAAATATCTGTAGGATCTATAATTTTAGAATAATCTACAAAAAATGGTTTTCTTTTTAAAGTTTTTAAATCTATTGGTTCAAAAACTTTATATCCTTTAGTTTGAACAGCGTAGTCCATTCCTTTTTCATTTAATTCTTTAACACTTTTTTCCCAATCTTTAGGTTTATTTTTTATCAATTCTTCTTGTTTTTCAACTATTCCTCTTATGACATAATCAGCTTGATTTCTTTTACCCATCATTGCATTAATATCTCTTGGTGTATAAACTAAAGTTTCTGGTTTAGTTTGTATATTAAATACATCACTTGCGTGTCCTAATTGAGTTTCTTTTGTTCCAGATATTTTATTTACTTCATAATTATAATCACTATATTTTTTTCGAACTTCTCTTTTCCTTGCTTGTGCTTCTTTTTGAGATTCATCTAATCCTATTACAGGTCTACCTAATTTATTTAATTTATAATCTTTTATAATTTTTGTGTTAATATTTTCTATAGTTCCTTCAGTAAGATTATATTTTTCAGCAAGTTTTTTATTAGATAATAATTCTCCGGAATCAATTTTTTTAATATATTCACTACTTTTTTTTGGATATTTAAATCTTTCTGTAAGATTATTTATATAAAAAAACTCCTCTTCTTTAGAAGGCCATTTAATTCCTGTTTCAGTAATAGTTGGAACATTTACATTTTCATATTTATTAAAATCTTTTGTTGTTACTTTTATATCTGGAAGATTTAATTTTTCTAAATAAGGTTTAATAGTAGCTGAAGATATATTAAGTTTGTTAGAAATTTCAGCTCTAGAAGGATTTCTTTTTAATTCTTTTTTTAATTCATAATAAGTTTCTTCTACTTTTTTTAATCTTTCTTCAGGCATTTTTCCTTTATAAAGAATAGAAGTATCTGTCCCTCTATCTGGTTGTAATCCTGGAATCTCGGTATCAATTGTTGGTGGTGTTAATCCAGTTTCTGTTTTTATTTGATCTGGTTTTTTTGTAACTAAAGTTGTCTCTTGTTTCTCGTTACTAGGAAATTTTTCTATGTCTGGTTTAGCTTCTTCAGTTAATCTATCTCCACCAATTACTAAACCTTCAGGACCTGTATATAATCTTTTTAACATTCTTCCCGCATCTTCTAATGATATATTAAATCTATCTGCAATGGCTGCAGCAGTAATTCCTGCAGTAGGAACTATAGCAGCTCCTCCAATTGTATTTGGATTTACATTATCTAACATTGGATTTATTGGAAGTGTTGTTCCATCTCTAAAACCTTCTCTCGTTCCTAGCTCCTCGCCGCTCGTCACTTGCATCGGGGCTGGAGCTACGGGTGGCTGGATTCTAGTTCTTGCTAATTCAATATCTTGAGTGGTAACAGGTTTTCTAGTGAGATAATCCATTACCTCTTTTCTTTTATAATTACTCATTATTCTCCCATCAAGTAACCGAGGCCGCCTTTAGCAAATCTAGCTTCACCTCTTAAAGTCACATTGCCTTGATCGTCATATCTTAAATTAATATTTTTATTTTGATCAGGCGCGTATTCGATGCCTACAGAAAAAGGATTAGCTCTCATTACATCTCTTATGTTTTCTTTGTAATTGTATTGAGGTACATTAATGTTTTGAGTATTTCTCATTCTTATATCTCCAATATCTCCCAATAAAGAAATACCAGTATCTGGAACATTATATTTTCCTCTTACAGTAAAGTTTCTATCTGCTGTATTAATTTTAACATAAGGATCTGGAGTTGATTGTCCAGATCTCATAGCACCTATTATTCCTAATTCAAGATTACCAAGTTTAACTGGATACTTATCCATGTTGTCTAAAGCTTTATCGTGGCTATCTAAAGTTATACTAGGTGCGTCTCTAGTTCCTTCCGCGAAACCAACTCTACCACCAACTGCATTTGGTTTTCTTCCAGTAACATCAAAGTCATCTAAAATAGTAGTTTGAGTCATCCCTTCTTCAAGTCTTTTGTAAATTTCAGGATGATCTCTTTTTAAAAGCAATGCCATCTTTTGTACGTTTTCTGGATTGGTTACATCAACCATTCCTTGCTCATTTTTTATAAACATTGATTTGTCGTATTTATTTAAAACCATATTCATTTCTTCTTCTAGACTCATTCCCTTTGTCATTTTTCTTGCTTCTTCTAATCCGCTTAAATCAGGGGTAAAAGGTGTATCACCAAAATTTTCAGAAGTAATTATATCACCTTGTTTATAGGTAGATTTAGTTTCTGGTTTAGCAAATTTTAAATAATTTCTATCTGTTGCAGTTAGTTCTAATCCATTATTAACTTTTTCAACTGCTCTTCTTGTTCTATCTATTTTTATAAAATCAGTTAAATAAGATTGAGCCTCTGTATAATATTTTCTTCTTTGTGCATCAGTTAAGGTATCTACATTTTTACCGGCCATTTCAGCTATGACTTCTCCTAATTGATCTGGAGCAATCTTGTCATAAATATCTATGTTATCTAATTGATCATGTGCTTCTGCAGCTTTTTTATGTTTCTTTATTAATTTATTGTATTCTTCATTTTTATCATAAAAATATTTTTCTGCGGTTGTAACTGGTTCTTTTGGAGTTGTAACTTCTCCTGTTTTAGGGTTAACGGTTTCCATAGAATATTTTCCTTGTAATTCTTTATTAACCATTTCTTTAATTTCTTCTGCAGATGGAAGTTTACCATATTTTTCTATATACAAATCTTGTACTGCTTTTGGATTAGCTCTTTCTAATAGTTTTCTATTAAAATCTTTTTCTTCTGCTAATTTATCAATAAGAAATTTTAACATTCTTGGCACAGTGCCTTTTTCAAAATTACTTCTTTCCATGCCCGTTAAATAATCAAGACCTTTAGATTCAACACTTCCACCTTTTGCAAATTCATCAGGTGGATTCTTTTTTGTCATTTCATCTATTTCATTTGGAGTTAAATATTCTCTAATTGGTTTTTCTCTTGGTTGTATAGTTGGATATTTTTCTCTTGCAATTTGTGCAGCATCCTTTGCAGTACGAGATCTATTAAATTCAGGTGTTAAACTATCTAATTGTTCTAAAGCATCCTCTCCATAATAAAGTCTATATACTTCTATTGGGTCTCCATCTAATCCAGAACCCGTTGGACTAATCATTCCTTTTTCAACTTCAGGTCTTAATTTTAATTTTCCTGCTTTAATATCTTGTTCTATAATTTCTCTTGCAACAGCTCTTACTAATCCTGATCTTTGTAATTGTGCATATCTAATTTGAGACTCTATTGGATCTTTTAAAATATCATCGATGTTTGTTTTATTTTTTAAAATATCTTTTAATCCTTGCTCTACTTGTTTAATTTTTAATTGAGCTTCTCCAAGTGGAGTTGTAGGAGGAGCCGTCAGTCCTGCTTCTTCTTTTAATTTTTCAATATCTTCAATTTTTTCTTTTGTTTTAATATCTAATACTTCAGCTTCTGGTTTTGTTTTAAAATCTTCTAAATCTTTTTCAAATTTTCTTTTTACTTCTAAATTTTTTGCAAAGTTAATTTTTTGTTCTTGAGTTAATTGTAAATTTTTATTTAAAATTAAATCTGCAGTTTTTTTTAATTCATTATCTAAATATTTAATTCCAGCCTCTGCAGTTTTTATAGCTTCATCTCTAGGTTTACCTTTGTAAAAATTAACTTCAAATGGATTTGTTATTTTTTCTACTATTAATGGAAGTTCAGACATTTCCTTTTTACCACCTTTTAAGAAAACACCCGTAGCAACATTAGTTCCCATTAAACCTGTTTGTTCTACTGGAGTCTCTCTTAATACCTTTTGAATTTCTTGATCACCAAGACCCATTGATTTTAAGAATTTAATAATCTCGTCCATATTAATAATAAGTTTTGTTGTTTCGTATTATAGGTTCATCTTTGTAATCTTCTGGATGATCTACAAAGCCACCTTGTCTAAATCGCATCACTGCTTGTGTCATAGAATCCACAAGATCGTCATGATCTCCATAAGGAAATGCAGCACACTCTTCAATCACCTCTTGTGCAAACTCTTTGTCTACAGGTGCCCATATCTGACCTGATTCAAACAAAGGAGCAACAGAGTTAACTCTGGTGTGCTTATCATTCCCTTTAGAGGGAGTATAGTTTATAACAGGTATGCCCATTTTACGCAATTCATATGTAAGGGGTAGTCCTGATGCCTTTGCTTCAATCAACACAGTTTCTGGTTGCCAATACTGGTATTGTTGATATGCTACTCTTCGAAGCTCAGGAAATTCAAATCTATCTTTAATAGCATCTAGCAAAATAAGTTGTGGTCCTGAGTCTTCATTATTGTGAAATACTCCCCACGTTGTTATTGCAGAGTAATCGGCGGTTTCTTTTTTCATGAATGCCGTATCATAAGATTGTATTACATGTTCAAGAAGGGGTATTGTATCTTTCTCCCACTTACGCCACCACTCACGTTTAATTAATGCACCTTCTTCTGATGTTGGATTCTGCATCCATTGTGCATTCCATTTCTGTAAACTAATAGAAGACTTAACACCTTCTAATTCTTCTAACTTCCAAAACTCTGGCCATACTGCTTTACCACTTGGAAGTATTGCAGGAAATTCTATTAACTCCCATTTGTCTGACTTCACGTTTCCCGTT